ATGGACGATACACAAACACTTATGAATGGCTTTATGCGAATGGCAGTAGATAACGCAGCATTGTCTGGTAATCTACTGATAGAGGTAGACGAGACTAATCTCGTCCCAGGGCAAGACCTCTCCGTGTATCCAGGAAAAGTGTTTAGGAGACAGGGAGGGGCACCTGGTCAAGCTATCTTTGGCACCAAGTTTCCAAATGTATCTAACGAAAATATGCAAATGTTTGATAAAGCAAGGGTATTAGCAGATGAATCAACTGGTTTTCCATCTTTCGCACATGGTCAGACAGGCGTTAGTGGAGTGGGTCGTACTGCTTCTGGTATTTCTATGCTCATGTCTGCTGCCAACGGTAGTATACGCAATGTAGTTAAAAATATAGATGACTATTTATTAGCACCATTAGGTAGAGCCTTCTTTGGTTTTAATATGCAGTTTGACTTTGATAGAGAAATCAAAGGTGACTTGGAGATAAAAGCTCGTGGTACAGAAAGTCTTATGGCTAACGAAGTGCGTAGCCAACGCCTTATGCAGTTTATGCAAGTGGTATCAAACCCTGCGCTTGCTCCATTTGCACGTATGGATTACATTGTACGTGAAATTGCTAAGTCAATGGATCTTGATCCAGATAAAGTTGGCAACAATATGTCAGAAGCTGCGATCCAAGCTGAGATTCTAAGACAGTTTAGAGAAACTAATCCGCCACCTGAACAACCAGGTGTTAAACCACCAGAAAGCCCACAGAGCGCACCAGCTGGCGCACAAGTGCAGGATACCCAAGGTAGTGGGGGTGGTACTATAGGAACTGGAACAGCCCCTCAGCCAGGAGAACAGGGCTTCTCAGGTAATACTGGTCAACAACAGATACAATGAAACTAGTAGTGAATAATACTTTAAAACCTTTCGTAAACAATCCAGAGTTGTATAATCCGTTTCTGGAAGAGATAGTTAACAGAATAGATAAAGTTCATAAACGTCTCGAGCAAATCAGTGAAGTAGAAGAACTGTATCGTGCTCAGGGCGAAATACGTGTGCTTAGAGCAATGTTAAGACTTCGGGAAGATATTAATGGCTAATATAGAAAAACAAATGGAGATGTTTGGCTATACTGCCGAAGAAGCAAAACAAGAAGCTGATAGACTTGCAGCTGATGTAAACACAGATTTAACTTTTAAAGAGGCTGCAACAACTGTAGGTAGTATGTTACCAGGTGTAGGTACTGCCATGACTGTTGCAGAAATAGAAGACGAACTAAAACAAGAAAATCCTAATTATGGTAAGATAGCTTTACTTGGTGGAGCAGAGATAGTTGGTCTTGTTCCTGGACTTGGCACTGCAGCAAAGTCTGGATTAAGAGCTGCAGCAAAAAGACTAGGTGTAGACAAATTAATAAAAGCTATAGACGCACCTAAACCAGAAGAAGCTGTTAAACTTGAGGCAGGATTTACTGGAACTAATCCACCTACATATGAACCAAGAATAGATTTAGATAAATATTTTGAAGAATTTAATATAGAACCAGGCACAAGAAAAGCTGAAGTAATTAAAGAAGCACTTAGTGATCCAGAAATATCAGCTATGTTTAAACCAAAACTAACTGCAGATGAAATCTTTTTTAGAAAACCAATCATGCAATTTGTTAGATCTTTAGATGTACCTAAAAAAGGTATACTAGGCTCTAATTTTTCAAAACTTATAAAAGAAAACCCTTCAATCTCACCTACTTCTTTACAAGAACAGTTAATAACTCCTACAAAAAGATACTCTAAAGAAGAGCTAGAAGATATATTTAAATCAGGTGAATTTTCTACTGCAGCTATGCCAAAAAAATCGCCATATAAATCTTATGAAAAAAAGCAAAGACAGTATCAAGTTGGATTTAGGGGTGGATCAGAACAAGAGTATTTTGAAATACCAATAAAATCTTTTACATCAGATGCTAACATAGCATTCAAGTCAAAAGCTTTTCGTAAACTTCAGAAAGAAAGAAAAAAAGGTAAACCTGAATTACTTGAATTTAAACCAAAAAAAGATACACATTTTGGAGAACGTTCTATAGCACATCTTAGGGGTTCTATTATAAATCCTCGTTATAATCAAAATGTAGAATCTATTGTAGATTTAGCATCTACTCACCCAGAATTTGATAAGATAATAAAAAATGAAAATTTTTTACTTGTCGAAGAACTGCAAAGTAACCTTGTTTCAGGTGGATTTTTAGAATCAAAACCTCCATATACAGAGTATGGTCCACCGCCTATTACTAAAAATAAACAAGCTGTAGAAGAATTAATTAAAGTTGCTATAGGTAAAGCAGCAAATGAGAATGTAAATTATATTGTTTTTCCAAACGTAACTAGAATAAAACTTGCAAGGGAAAAAATATTTAATCCAAATGACAAAGGGGATTTATTTTATCAAACCTATTTTAAACAGGTGAATTCAGCTCTTTCAGATTTAGAAAAAAATTATCCTGTTAAAATATACAATAATGTTGATTTACCGTATGACGATAAGGCATTTATGCAAACAGTAGCATCTACTGGACCAGATGTACCCAATACCTACTTAGAAACAATACGACTTGGCGAGAGCTATCGCACACCAGATGAAATAAATGAAATTATAGATTCAAGCGGTACGGTAATAGATATAACAGACCTAGTAAAGAAATTTAAAGTAGAAGAACCAAGACAATTTGCCGAAGGAGGCACAGTAATGGAGCCAGAACCAAAACCAGAAACCAGACCTTTTCCTGATGTTAAGCCACAGGAAAAATCTGAACGTCAAGCTGGAGTATACAAAGAAGAATATGACTTTGAAGGAATGCCAGTAGAAATTCCTGTTATTATATTTAAAGATGGGGAAAAAATTGCTTTTGAAAAAGCTCTTCAAACAATATCTGAGAGGGGCACTGCAAACGAACCTATTGTAGGCACAGATACTGAAGATCAGGTAAAAGAATTTATTAAAGAGAGAAATCCTACAAGAGAAGAGTTTGAAACCTATTGGTACAACAAAAGACTAAACAAGGGTGGATCAGTAGAAAATCAAATGGAAATGGCTTTTATGAATGAAGGTGGCCTAACAGATGATGGCATGAATAAAGATCCAGTATCAGGTAATGAAATACCTTCAGGTTCTATGGCGGAAGAAGTGCGAGACGATATACCTGCACAGTTATCTGAGGGTGAATATGTAGTTCCTGCTGATGTTGTAAGATACTACGGTGTAAAGTTCTTTGAAGATCTACGAGATCAAGCTAAAATGGGTTTAGCTGAGATGGAAGCTAATGGTCGTATAGGTGGAGAGCCTGTGCCTGAAGGTGGTCCAGTGAATGACGAAGAGTTATCTCCACAGGAGATGCAAGCTATAAGAGAAATGATGGGCATGGCTGAAGGTGGTGATGTACAGAATCCTTATATGCAACAACAATTACTGTACAGTCAACCTAGACCTGCTCCTATAGATGATCAAAAAGATACAGTTGTAGATATTACTAACCCTGTACAAAACCAGATGCCAGTTCAGAATATGGCTGCAGGTGGTCAGATACAAGGATATCAAAATTCTAGTGTTGTTACTAATCCGAATATTCCTGCTGTTCAGGGCGGTGGACTTGAGCAAGATTTTCTTAACACAGGTCAATCAGCAGTAAACAGAGGGTTTGTAGGATTTCCATTAGGTGCTACAATCTTTCCATCTGAAAAAACTGGTCAGACAGTATTAGGACCAACTGGAACTCAGGTAGCTACAACTGGTGCTATTAACACAGCAGCAACTCAATCTCCAACTTTTACTACCGTAACTCTTTACGGACCTAATGGTGAGATAGTTGTATTAACTCTGCCAACAGATATAGATCGTTATAATGAATTGCTTGCTCTAGGTTATACAACTACAATGCCTGGCACTGCAGGAACAGGAACAGGAACAGGTACTGGCACTGGTACTGGCACAGGTGAAGGTGAGGGCACTAGCACTGTAAAAGGCGGTAAAGATGATCCTATAAAAGAAACAATAGGATCAGATCCAAGTAGTTGGATGGATAAGTTTGATTATAAAGACTTTAGTAAACTAGCTGATGAAACAGCTAAATCACTTAAAAAATCTCCTATCTTTGGTATGGACTCTGCGTTAGGAGCATTTATGAATGGATCAACAGCAGCACAAGCTGCAGCTAATATTATTATCTTAGATGCAAATACTCCATCAACTGATATAGCTGGACGAAAAAATGTAGATGACTTAATAAAACAATGGAATCAATTTGTTGAGGGTGATATTTTATTAAAGAATATGCCTGAACAATTTATTAATGGAGATAAACTTGCAAGAGAAATTGTTTTAAATAATCCTGGATTAGATTTAGGCCTTACAAGAGATGCAAAAGATTTATTTGATAATGACGTATTTAAAGATGATAATGACTTTAATAACTTTATGCAACAAACTGCACCTAAAGGAATGACATTTGATCCTAATATAAGATCTACAACAACAGATAATCAAGGTAAACCTGTAGAAGTTCGTGGTGGTTATACAAGAAGTGATTCACCATCAGTTACTACTGCAACATCTACAGTAGCTGCAGCAGGTCCACAGGTAAGACCTGAAACAGTTTATGATCCTGCAACTGGTAAAACAATTGTAAAATCAGGAACTCCAAAAGCTCCACCAGTAAAAACTCAAGCACAGAAAGATGCAGATGCTAAAGCTGCTGTGGATGACTGGGTAAAAGCAACTCAAGCTACAAAAGGTAAAAAAGGAATTGCTAGACATAAAGCAATAAAAGCTCAATCAGAAGCAAGTAAAAGAGCTACAAAAGCTATCAGAGAAAAAACAGGATATAAAGGTTTTTTTAAATCAGAAGGCGGTCTAATGGCCAAGGGCAAAAAGAAAAAATAACTATAAGGCTACTCAGCTTCGGCTGACCCCAACATAAAAAGGAGAAAAATATGCCTGAATTAACAGCAGTAGAAAAACCAAAAACAGCAGGGTTTGTTGATAGAGGTTACAACTACGAGAAAAAGCGTAAGCGAATGGAAGCTGAAGAAGAGGAGATTCGTAAACTTGAAGCTGAAGCACGTGGAGAAACAACAACCAACGAAGAACAGCAACCAGAAGAAGAAGCTCCCGAAGAGAAAAAGGCCGATACAGAAGTTAAAGAAGAAACGCTATCTGCTGAAGAAAAATCGTTTAAAAAACGTTATGGTGATTTAAGAAGGCATATGCAAGAAAAAGAAAAGGAATGGGACGAAAAGTTTCAAGCCTTTGAAGCACGATTAGAAAAAGAATCTATTGTGCCACCTAAGTCTGATGAAGATATAGAACAGTGGGCTAAAGAGTATCCAGACATAGCAGGTGTTGTAGAAACTATTGCTGCTAAAAAAGCTCAAGAAATGTTTAACAAAGCAGATGCTAAACTAAAAGAGTTAGATAAAGTTCAGACAGAAGCTCAAAGAGTAAAAGCGGAAAATACAATACGTAAGTCTCATGAAGACTTTGATGACCTACGTGCATCAGATGAGTTTCATAGTTGGGTTGATGAACAACCTAAATGGGTACAAGATGCACTGTACGAAAACTCAGATGATCCTGCCTCTGTAGTTCGTGTTATAGATCTTTATAAAGTAGATAAAGGTCTTACAAAAACTGCAAAGAAAGCAAAAGCAAAAGATGCAGCTTCTACTGTAACTAAACGTAGTAAAACAGAAATAGATGTAGAAGATGCAAATGACGTAATTCGTGAGTCAGAGGTTGCTAAAATGTCCGACAAGGAGTTTGAAGCAAATTCTGATGATATTAACAAAGCTATCCGTTCGGGTAAGTTTGTTTACGATGTATCTGGTAAAGCCAGATAACTGTTGACAAATAAAAAATCAGCAGTATAACTATGGGTATGTTGACAAAAGCCTCTTTTTGACTACCTTTTGTCACACCCAAATCTACAAAAAAGTCTAAACTAAGAAGAACTACCTGGACAAGTATAGGCCCAGTGGTATTCGGTAGCGCAACCTAATACTAACTGCACCCTAGAAAACGTACAGCCCCTTTTAGATGTTTAAGCTTAATTCAAGCCAAATATCAGGAGGATTTAATTATGGCTTTTACAACCGCATCGGGTTACGGTAATTTACCTAATGGTAATTTTAGTCCCGTAATCTATTCCAAAAAGGTACAGCTTGCTTTTCGTAAAGCTGCTACCGTGGGGGATATCACCAATTCAGATTACTTTGGTGAAATTGCCTCACAAGGCGACACAGTTCGCATAATCAAAGAACCTGAAATCTCAGTTCAGTCTTATGCACGTGGCACAACAGTCACAGCACAAGATCTTGACGATGAAGATTTTAATCTAGTAGTGGATAAAGCTAACTACTTTGCGTTCAAAATGGACGATATCGAAGAAGCTCATTCACACGTAAACTTCATGGATCTTGCAACAGATCGTGCAGCTTACAGACTAGCTGATCAGTATGACCAAGAAGTTCTTGGCTATATGTCAGGTTATAAGCAAACTTCTCTGCACTCACAAGCAGACACAGTTAATGACAGTGTAAACGGTTCAAAAGCTGTGACTACCGCAGGTTCAGACGAATTGCTTACAAGCATGAAACTCCGCAAGGATTCATTCGGCAACATCACAACAAGCTCTGCAGGAGATCACTCAATTCCTGTGGTAGCACGTTTACCAGGTGCAACTGCTTTGCCAACAGCTACAGCTTCACCTGCAATGGTTGTTGCAAGAATGAAACGATTGCTTGATCAACAACAAGTCGATACACAAGGAAGATGGCTCGTCATTGACCCTGTGTTTATGGAGATCTTATCAGACGAAGATAGCCGCTTCATGAATGGAGACTACGGTGAGTCTGGTGGACTTCGTAACGGTCTTGTAATCAACAACTTTCATGGCTTCCGTATGTACGTGTCCTCAAACCTACCTGCTGTAGGTACAGGCCCAGGTACAACAGGATCAGCAAACCAAAATGCAAACTTTGGTGTGATTGTTGCTGGACATGATTCTGCTGTAGCAACTGCAGAGCAGATCAACAAGACAGAAACATATCGTGACCCTGACAGCTTTGCTGACATTGTTCGTGGTATGCATCTATATGGTAGGAAGATTCTTCGTCCAGAAGCAATCGTAACTGCTAAATACAACGCAGCGTAAGAAGGGAGATTGAATAATGGCTACTATTACAATGAGCACGAACTCAGCCTCTACTTCCAACAATGGCGGTACTGGCAATAAGCAGCTTCGTGGCAGCTTAGTTACTTTGCAAAACGACATCGATCTTGCAGATGCTATATTACAAAACGGTGGTACTGCACTAGCAGCCAATGATATCATTGAAGCTATTGCTGTCCCTGCAAACACTTTAATCCTGCACGCAGGTTTTGAAGTTGTAACTGCAATGGCAGGTACTACTACAGACTCTTCAATCCACGTTGGTATCACAGGAACAGACGTAGACATTTTTGCTACGGCATTTGACCTAGACGGTGCATCAGTAGGAGATCACACTCCTGCTATTACATCTTCAGGTGTATGTTCCAACTTACCAGTGTTTACTGCATCAGCAGACACTATTGACGTAGAGATTCATGCGTCAGGTGGAACTATCACTGGTGGTATTATACGTGTGTATGCTGTCTGTGTAATGATGGATGACATAACACAGTCCACATCTGCTAATGAAGTAGATCGTGATCTGCTAGGATAACTACTTTAAGGGGCAGGGCAACTTGCCCCTTTAACCTTATCTAAGGGATTTTTTTATGGCAACTTATATAACACTGGTTAATCAACTTCTAAGACGTTTAAATGAAGTTACACTAGATACTGCAGGTGAAGGGTTTACTACAGTACGTAATGTGCAAGCACTTGCCAAAGATGCTATTAATAACTCCATTAGAAATATAATACAAACAGGACAAGAGTTTCCTTTTCTTAAAACAACACAGACACAAACATTAGCAGCAGGAACAAGACAATACGATTTTCCGACTGATTATTCTAGTGCTGACTGGGAAACTTTTTACATTAAAAAATTAACATCTGTTGATAACACTCCAATGCATTTACCATCTATAGCTTATGATGAATATATTCAAAGATATAGACATTTTGATGATACAGGGGATCAAACAGGTATATCTGCACCTACACTTATTTATCAAACTAACGAAGAAAAGTTTGGAGCTACTCCCATTCCTGATAACACATATCAAATAGAATATGTGTATTACTTTTTTCCTGCAGATCTAGATGCTTTTAATGATATCTCTTCTATACCAGATAGGTTTAATCACGTAGTTATAGATGGTGCTATGATGTACATGATGAGATTTAGATCTAATGAACAGAGTGCTGCAATGCATCAACAAAATTTTGAAGATGGTATAAAAATGATGCGAAGAGTTCTTATAGATGAACAGTTAAGAGTAAGATCCACTGTGGTTGATAGAATTAACTCTTCTAATCAGGTGTTGGGTAGAGTACTGTAATGGCTGATAATCTAGCCTCGTTTAAAGTCTTCTGTCAAGGTGGGTTGAACACTAGTAGAGATGTGTTATCTCAAGGTGAAAATCAACCTGGGTCTGCTACTGCACTTATTAACTATGAACCTGCTGTTACTGGTGGTTATAGAAAAATAAGTGGATTTGCTAATAACTATGGTACAGTCACAGGAACAGGAAGTGTTTTAGGTGTTTGTGTAGCTAACGGTATTAACGATGGTATACTAGCTTGTCGTACACCCTCTAGTGGTAGTAACTACTTACACAAGTATATTAATAGTTCTACATCATGGGGGGAAATAACCTGTGATGTTATTGCAAATGATAGAGATGGTGTGTGTGCATCTCAAACACCAAGCGGTTCAGGTAACTTAACAATAAATGGTGCGTTAGCTTCTAGTGGTTCTGTAAACTTTACAACTGCTGCATCTGAACAACCTAGACAAGTTACATTTTTTGGAACAGGTGATGAGTCAGGTAAAACTTTTACAATTACAGGTACAGATTTTCTGGGTGCGGCACAAACAGAGGAAGTAACAGGTCCAAATAATACCACAGTAAGCAGCACAAAGTACTTTAATACAATTACACAAATAGCTGTAAGTGCAGGAACAGCAGCAGCTATTGAAGTAGGATCAGGAACAGGTTTATTTAGAACTAGTAATCCTACCATGTCAGGTGTAACCAAAGTAAGATTTACAAAGTATAATTTTGGAAGTCCAAAAGTAATTTTAACAGACGGTATAAATCCTGCAGCTATTTATGATGGTACAACGTACAGACAAATACTTGATAGTATAGCTCCTACAGATCCTAAATTTTCTGCAATATTTAAAAACCATTTATTTTTAGCAGGTGATCCTGCAGAAGATACTAATTTATATTTTAGCGCACCTCTAGCAGAAACAGATTTTAGTGCTGCTAACGGCTCTGGTGTAATAAATGTAGGTTTTCCTATAGTAGCAATAAAACCTTTTAGAGATGCTCTGTATATTTTTGGCAGTAACAACATTCGTAAACTCGTTGGAAATAACATAGCTAACTTTGTTTTAGAAACAGTTACTGATGACTTAGGATGCCTAGCTACAGATAGCGTTATAGAAATTGGTGGTGACTTACTATTCTTATCCCAAGATGGTCTACGTCCAGTTTCAGGTACAGATAAGATCGGTGACGTAAACCTAGAAACTGTGTCAAAAGATATTCAATCTATCTTTACAGATATTGTATTTGACATTGATCTTGATACACTCAATGCTGTAGTAATTAGACAAAAGACACAGTTTAGATATTTCTTTGGTGCAGCAGATTCGCAGGGCGTTATAGGTGGGTTTAGACAAACACCTAATGGATTGCAGTTTGAATATAGTCAGATGCTAGGTATTACAGCTACCTGTGCAGATAGTGGCTACATAGGTCAGAATGAGTTTGTGTTACATGGAGATAGTTCAGGTAAAGTACATAGACAAGAACAAGGTAATAGCTTTTCAGGCACAGAAATATTTAGTTTATTTCAAACACCTTTTTTTCATATGCAAGACCCAGAGCAACGTAAAGTTTTTTATAGTGTAGCTACATATATGCGATCTGAAGGAGATAATGAACTTGTTATGTCTGCAGTCTATGATTATGATGATGTGGATGTATTATCTCCCTCTAACTTTACATTAACAACTACAGGCGCTGCTGCGTATTATAATGAAGCTACGTACAATGCGACAGCAATATTTGATGGTAATCCATCCCCTGTACAAAGAACTAATATAGCAGGTTCAGGTAAATCAGCATCGTTTAGGTTTGTAACAAATGATACAAATGCATCACACAGTATCCAAGGTTTAGTGATTACATTTGGGGTAGGAGACAGGTTATAAAATGGCAGGTTATTCAAGACAATCAGCAGCAGACATTATTGCTAATGCGGTTATTAAAGCTGCACCAGTAAATGCAGAATATAACGCAATACGAGATGCGTTTGCTTTATCAGGTGGACACAAACATGATGGTAGTTCTACTGAAGGTGCATATGTACCTCTTATAGCTGACACTGATGCATTAAATAAAGTTGTAATAGATACATCTAATAATCGTATTGGTTTTTTCAGTGAGGTATCTTCTTCTGCAGTAGAACAAATAAGAATACAAGACGGTGCAATACTTCCTGTAACTGATAATGATATTGATCTTGGTGCTTCTGGAACAGAATTTAAAGATTTATTTATTGATGGCACAGCTACAATAGATACTCTTACTGTAGATGAAAGTGCTACTATTACCGCAAACTTAACAGTAAACGGAAACACTACTCTTGGTAATGCAGCTACAGATACAGTTACTCTTACTGCTGATGTTTCTTCTGCTATAACTCCTTCTGCTGATGATACACATGACCTTGGTGCTGTAGGTTCTGAGTGGCGTAACTTATATGTTGATGGACAAGCTTTAATAGACGATCTTGTAGCTGACACTGCAGACATAAATGGTGGTACAATTGACAATGCTGTTATTGGTGGTAACACCGCTGTTGCAGGTACTTTTACTGATCTTACAGCTACAGGAACAACTACAATAACTACTGCAGATATTAATGGTGGTGCAATTGATGGTGTAACTATTGGTGCTAACAGTGCAGGTGCAGGTACATTTACAACGGTTACAGCTTCAGGTGCGGTAGTTATTAATGGTGGTCTTACTATGGACACCGATAAATTTACTGTTGCAGATACAACTGGTAATACTTCTATAGGAGGAACACTAGGAGTTACTGGTGTAGTTACAGCTAATGCAGGTGTGGTAATTGATAATATTACTATTGATGGAACTGAAATTGATCTTAGCTCTGGAGATTTAACCGTAGATGTAGCAGGAGATATTATTTTAGACGCTGACGGTGGAGATTTTAAATTTCAAGACGGTGGTACAGAAATACTTAGAATTACTAACTCATCCAGTGATGTAGTTATCAGACCTGTTGTAGATGCTAAAGATATTATCTTTCAACAAAGAGATGGAACAGAAGTAGCTAGAATTGAGGACAATGGTACATTTAATGTTGTCACAGATAAACTAGCAATAAATGGAACTGCTGTTACTTCTACAGCAGCAGAAATAAATATTTTAGATGGAGATACTTCAGCCACATCAACATCTGTAGCAGATGCAGATCGTGTTGTACTAAATGATAATGGTACAATGGTACAAGTTGCTGTTACAGACCTTGCTGCATACTTTGACGATGAAATTACAGCAATGCCAAACCTTGTTAGCACAGGTGCTCTTGATTCTGGTTCTATTACATCTGGCTTTGGCACTATTGACACTGGCTCTAGTACAATTACCACTACAGGAGCTATTACAGGTGGTAGTCTTGTAATATCAGATGGTGGTAATATAGGTTCAGCTAGTGACACAGATGCAATATCAATTGCTTCTGGTGGTAATGTTACTATGAGTCAAAACTTAACAGTTACAGGAGATTTAACTGTTAGCGGTACAACTACTACGGTAAACAGCACTACAGTTACAATAGACGATCCTGTTTTTACTATTGGAGGTGATACAGCCCCTGGATCAGATGACAACAAAGATCGTGGTATAGAGTTTAGATACCATACAGGCTCTGCTGCTAAAGTAGGATTTTTTGGTTTTGACGATAGTACTGGTAAATTTACATTTATACCAGATGCAACAAATAGTAGTGAAGTTTTTTCAGGTACAGTAGGAACAATTGCAGCTAATATAGAAGGTGATCTTACAGGTACACTACAAACTGCTGCTCAAACAAATGTTACAAGTTTAGGAACGCTTACTGCTTTAACAGTAGATGATGTAGTTGTAGATGGTAAAGTTATTACCATGACAGGTTCCACAGATGATACAGCCACTTTAACTGTAGGGACAAATGGTACACTAGCTATTACTACCACAGACACTGCTGCTGCTGCAGCTAACATTACAATTACTGCTGACGGTACATTTGAAGCTGTAGGTACAACAGTAACATTAGATTCTGGTGGTGGTATTAATTTAGAAACAGATGCTTTATCTGTTGGTAATGGTGGAGACACAGATGTTGTTTTAACATTTAATGCTAACAGTAATGACGGTGTTATTACTTGGATGGAAGACGAGGATTACTTTAAGTTTTCTGACGATATTTTAATAGATGGCACAGAAAAAATTCAGTTTGGTGACACTGCATCTTTTATACATCAATCAGCAGATGGTACACTAACTATTGATGGTGAAGCTATTATTGATTTAAATGCATCTACTCGTGTGGATGTATCTGGAGATATTAAAGTAGGTGGAGAAGTACAAACTGCTAAGATAGCATTTACAGATGGTGATGATGCTATTACTATTGCTGATGGTGGTGGTATAACAGCTAATACAAGTTTAACTCTTGCTTCAGGCTCTACAGTTACATCTATTAAAGATGAAGATGACTTTACTTCAAATTCAGACACTGCGCTTGCAACACAACAATCTATAAGAGCTTATGTAAACACAGTGGCAGGTTCTGCTAACAATGTTACAGGTCTTAATGCTTCAGGTCCAGAGCTTAACGCAGTGGCAGATTTTAGTGCAGTGAGTGTTGACACAAGCACAGCTATAGCTAACAACGATGCTATACTAATGTTTGATAACGGTAATGAAATAGGTTATCGTGACGTAGATTTGCTTGATGATTATTTTGCAGCTACAACTAAAACTCTAACAAACAAAACTCTTACATCTCCTGTTGTAACTGGTTTAAAGTTAAACGATGCAGGTCTTACCATAGAGGGTTCTAGTGCTAATGATTTTGAAACTGTTTTAAATGTTACTGACCCTACTGCTGACAGAACTATTACATTTCCTGATGTTACAGGTACGGTAGTAACTACTGCTAACTTATCAGCTATTACAAGCACAGGAACTCTTACAAGTCTTACTGTAGATGACATTACTATTGATGGCTCAACTATTTCTGATAGTGGTGATCTTACCATAGATGTTGGTGGTGATATTATTTTAGATGCTGCAGGTGAAGAAGTAATTTTTAAAGACGGTTCTGCAAATATAGGTCACGTTAGTTTAGACTCTGATAATTTAACAATTAAATCGCTTGTTCAAGATAAAGACATAATTTTTCAAGGTGATGATGGTGGGTCAGGTATTACTGCACTTACCCTTGACATGTCAGACGCAGGTAGAGCTATATTTAATGACGTTGTTAAAGCAGAAAACTTTCATGCTGACTATCAAGCTTTATCAGGCACTACCCCAACTATAGATGCTGATACTGGGGGTGGTTTTAGTTTAACTGTATCTGGTTCTACTACTTTTACATTTAGTAGTGTCGAGTCTGGTAAAACAGTAGGATTTTATTTAGAAATTACAGGTAATGGTAGTGCAGTAGACTATGAGTCAAACCAAACTGTTAAGTTTGCAGGAGGAACTGCACCAGACGCACCTGCAAATGGTGAGACTGATATACTAGTATTTGTTACAAGAGATGGCGGTACTAATTGGTATGGTGCATTAGCTATTGACGCAGCAGCCTAAATTGATAAATTAAAATAAACATAAGGAGAAATCAAATGGTAGAGAAAAAAACAAAAACCATTACGATAAACGATAAAGACTACACTGAAGATCAACTAACAGATCAACAAAAGGTAATCATTAATCACCTTACTGATCTAGACAGAAAAATAGCATCAACACAATTTAATCTTGATCAACTTACTGTAGGTAAAACTGCGTTTATGAATATGTTAAATGAGTCACTTGAAGAAAAGTCAGATTCTACTGAGGAATAATTAATGGCTGATGTAAAAAATTTATTATTGGCAACAGCAGGTGCGGCAGGTGGTGCGCCCCTTGATGTAGATGAAGTGTTTAGCACTGATTTATGGACTGGTGATGCAACTAACACAACAACAATCACTAATGGAATTGATCTTGTAAATGAAGGTGGTCTTGTTTGGTTTAAAGCTAGAGATTCGGCTGTTGCCCATGCTCTTTTTGATACTGCACGAGGCGATGACACAGACTTACAAAGTAATAGCACTGCTGCTAATGGCAGTTTGCAAATGGACGTTTTAAATGGTAATGGTGGTTTTACAACATTTAAAGACAACGGTTTTGGTGTTAGAACTTCTAGTGGTGGTATAAATGGTAATGGAACAGATTTAGTCGCATGGACATTCCGTAAAGCCCCTAAGTTTTTTGATGTTATTACATACTCAGGAAATTCAACAGCAGGTAGAACGATAAGCCATAATCTAGGGTGTGCAGTAGGCTCAGTTTGGGTAAAGAGAACATCTCATACTAACAACTGGATATGTTGGCACAACAGTCTTGCAAATACTAAATATATACAGCTAAATAGCAACAGCGAAGCTTTTGATGATAGTGGTATATTTTGGAATAGCACCACCCCATCTTCAACAACAGTTACACTTGGGGCTGACAGTGGCGTAAATGCTACTGGTTCTACTTATGTAATGTATGTTTTTGCACACAACAATAATGACGGTGGGTTTGGCCCTGACAGTGACCAAGATATAATAAAGTGTGGAAGTTATACTGGTGATGGACAGCAAGAAGGGCCAAATATTAATTTAGGTTTTGAGCCTCAATGGTTGCTTTTTAAATGCAGTTCTCATGGTGAAGATTGGTACATTGTAGATAACATGAGGGGATGGACATTAGATGGAAAAGCGGATTATTTAAGACCTAGATTAACTAGTACTGAATCTGAGTTTGATGGTAGCTCATCAGGTGTTAGGCTGAACTCAACAGGCTTCCAAATGTCTAACAATTCTAATGACAATAACGGAAATGGCAAAGAATATCTTTACATAGCAATTAGACGTGGCCCACTTGCTGTGCCAGAAAATGCTAGTGATGTGTTTGCTATAGACTTTGATGATGGAGCTACTGCACCTGCTTATGTATCAGGTTTTGTTACGGACATGGGTATACAGACTAGCACATCAGGATATAACAAACGTGCATCTACTAGGCTTACAACTGGTAAATATGTAGAGCTAGATGGCGCAGGGGTAGAGGAATCTTCTACTAGTAATTACACTTGGGATTTTATGAATGGTTGGAATAATCAGTCGATAAATACAACGTTTTTTTCATGGATGTGGAAACGTGCACCTGGCTATTTTGATGTTGTAGGTTATAAAGGTGATGATCAAGCAAATCGTACTGTAAATCATAACTTGAGTGTTACACCAGAGATGCTATGGATAAGATGTCGTAGTGATGGTCAATCAACGATTGTAGATCATAAAAATCTTAGTGCAAATAAAGAAATTTATCTAAATGCTACAACACCAGAAACTACATCTGATACATTTGGAACTCACACAGCTACTCAAATAAAATTTGTAGATGGAACAGAACCAAAAACAAATAGTAATAACCAAACATACATAGCCTATCTTTTTGCTACACTTGCAGGTGTATCGAAGGTGGGAAGCTATACTGGGAACGGAACAAATCAAAACATTGAATGTGGTTTCTCATCGGGAGCTAAGTTTGTTTTAACTAAAAATATTGATAATTCAGTTGGCAACTGGAGCGTATGGGATACTGCTAGAGGTCTAACTGCTTCACCAAACTCTTATTGGATTCGTTTAAATGGCACAAATGCACATAACAATTCTTATGATTGGTTAGAGCCTTATTCTGGTGGTTTTAAAGTGCTCTATGGGGGTAATGATAATAGCCCAAATAATAATGGTGAAAAGTATATCTTCTACGCAGTAGCAGCATAAATAAAACTCATAAGAAAGGATCAACCAAATGGGTGAATTTAGAAACAGAACAACTGGTGCATTGATGATGTCAAAAGAAGAGGTACAAGCCACTACACCTAACATGAGAGCACCAAAAGTTTGGAATGATAAAACATTAGATAGTTTTAATGTTGATCCTGTATTTGAAACACCTAAACCTACATCTGGTATTGGTAAATATCAACAAGTTGTTCGAGATGGTGTAGAGCAAGATGCAAAAGATAACTGGGTTCAGGCTTGGAAAATAGTAGATATGTTTGTGGATACTACTGATAAAGATGGCAAGAAAACTACCAAGGCAGAGCATGAAGCTGCGTATCAAATAGGATTAGACAACAATGCAGCAGAAGGTAACCGTAGTCAACGTAACAGACTTTTAGCTGAAACAGATTGGTGGGCTGTATCAGATCGTACTATGTCATCTGAACAAACTGCATATCGTAAAGCACTACGAGACTTACCAACACATTCTAACTGGCCTCATTTAGAAGATAATGACTGGCCTAAAAAACCGTAGGTAATTTAATATGGCTGACATTAAATTAACATCAGAAGAAGTAGAGGGTATGTTAGATCGTGCAGCTAGACGTGGGGCTAAAGAAGCACTGCGTTCTATTGGGTTACTCGATGATGACGCACAAAAAGACATTACAGAAATGAGAAGTTTACTAGAAGCGTGGAGAGATACTCGTAGATCTATCTGGTCAACTGTAGTTAAATTAGCCACTGTCGCACTGCTAACATTTATTGCAGGTGCAGTGTGGATGACAATGGGTAAATAAGGAATAAGATATGGCTACTAATAAAGATTTAGTTAAAGTTGAGAAGGGTGATGAAGTTAAAATCGTTAAAAGCGGTGATAAGGTCTATTTAGAAACGGCTGACGGAGATAGGTTAAGTAATAAAACAGTTCTTGGTTCTACTGGTAAAAAAAATTCAAGACAATATGTTTTTAAAAATGAAGAAGACGCTAGATTTTATCTAGATATAAAAGGTTTTTACCCAGAGGGTGAAAAACCAGAACAAACAACACCTACACCT